CGCTTTCATTTCTTTGATTTGGTTGAGCATTTCCAACTGCAACTCGGCAATCTTGGCTTCACCCAGTTCGGCTTCAACCCACTTGATCACATCGGCTTCGGTCAGGCTCTCGTAAGGCACAAAACTGATGCCGTCTGCTTTGTCAAACCTGACCGTACCAGACCTCGTGGCCATGTGAGGGGCGTCAACCATTTCCATTTTCCAGTTGACAACGATGACAAAGCCATCCTCTGTCAACCGGTCCATTTGTGTAATTTTCATGCTTGGCTCCAAGGTACGCCGGACTCTTGTACGGGGTTGATCTGTGCGTCAATTTGGCTTTGCAAGCTGGCTTCAACAGTGTCTTTGCCAAGGCTTGTCTGCACCCAGCCAACCACCTGTTCTTCGGTCAATTGGTCGTAGGGTGTGTATGTCTCACCGGGTTGCTCTTGGTAGCCCACAGTGCCGTAGGTGTTGGCGCTGTATGTGCCATCGGTGGCAGACACGTTGTAATGCACTGTGACGACAAAGCCGTCAGAGGTCAGGCGATCCATTTGGGGGATGGTCCAAAGGTAGGTTGTCATGATGGTTCCTTAAGGATGGGTTGCTTTGTATGCGTCAAACTCTGCTTTGAGTTCTTGCAAAGCCTTCATCAGCGCATATTGCAGGTCAGTCTGGTAGATCGACAAGCGCATCTTGGGATTGTCTTCTGTCCCCCAATTGCTTTCCATGACCAACTCAGGCGCAACAGCTTGAACATCTTGAGCGACAACACCAAGCGTCAGGCCGGGGTCTTGCTCCATGTTCTGGTCGGCGTAATTAAACGTCTGAACAGGGATTGAGCAAATAGTGTCAAGGTAAGACTTGGCTGGTGCGAAATTGGTCTTCTCTCGACGATCAGACAGGTTGACGTTGTTGCCGGAGTAGTTGGCAATACCGCCGTTTGAGCGAACAGTGAAGCGCTCACCGCCGGTATCTTGCGCAGTTAGGTATTGACTTACTGTGTTATTTGGTGCAGCCCCGCTGTAAAGAATCTGCCACCCCAACGGTGAGGCGTTGCTATTTGTAAGCGTTGCCAAAAATTGGTCGGTGCTTCCGCGCACATCCAAGCGCCGCCCAGAATAGCCACTCGTAGTCCCCACCAGCAAATTCCCGCTGGAGTCGATGCGGGCGCGTTCGGTTCCACCAGTTAAAAACAGCAGCGGAAATGCTGTTGCTACGTTAACTTCAAAACCACTAAGGCCGTCATTCCAGCCAACACGCCCAAAGTTCGTTGAATTGCCAATGTAAGCAAACGCGCCTGTTGTCCCGCGCACATCAAGAATTTTGTAGTTTGTGATTGCTACAGGGGAAGTGGTTCCCAAGCCGAGGTTGCCGGAGGAGTCGAGGCGCATGCGTTCGGTGTTGCCTGTACCAAACAGCAAATTCAAACCATTCACAAACAAGTTTGCGTAGGCGCTTTGTGCAGCGTTGGTGGATTCAATTAATGCGCCTGTGGTGGCGGTGTTGTAGGCTCTTGCACGCAAAACGCCTGTTGCGGATGCCAAGCCAAGCAAAGCAGCATCGTCTGCACCAGACACTGCAAACTTGCCGAACGTGCTGCCTGAACTTGTCCCAATCCCCACGTTGCCAGACGTATCAATCCGAGCACGCTCACTGCCTCCGGTGAAGAAGGCGATAGGGAGGGCTGTGCCTGTACCACTGACGTTTGCACCGATGTACGTCACACTTGACGTAATGCCAAAATCAAAAAGTGATGAGTTGGCTGTGTCTGTGTTTGAAAACAGGCGCAATGCGCTTGCATTTGACGTACCGTTTGGCAATATGCCGACAGTTGTTGCGCTGTTGGCCGTACTCGTTTGAAACATCACTCGACTTGCCAATGTCGCATTGCTGAAGTCGCCAGTGATGCGGTTGCCAGTACCTGTGAATGTCAGGTTGCCAGAGTCAGAGATTGAAGTGGCCGACACAGTGCCACCCGACTGGTTGGTCGCAGTGGTGGCGGTTGTGGCGTTGCCCGACAAAGCAGCGGTGATCGTACCCGCGCTGAAGTTACCCGAGGCATCGCGGGCCACCACAGTCGAGGCTGTGTTGGTCGTGGCGATGGTCTGGGTGCTGTCCTTGATGATCTTGCCAGTTGTGCCGTCAAACAACGCAACAGCGTTGTTGGTGGACGATGCTGGACCGGACACATCGCCGCCGCCCGCAGGGGTTGACCACACGCCATCACCGCGCCAGAAGGTGCTGGAACTGGCAGATGTTCCGCTGTTCAGGTTTGTAACGGGCAAGTTGCCCACCACACCTGTTGACAATGGCAGGCCGGTAGCGTTTGTCAGCGTGCCCGACGATGGTGTGCCCAAGGCTCCACCAGGCGCAACGTAATCCGTGCCTGCGGTGGCCGCAGTGAACGCAGAAGTGCCGTTGCCCTTGAGCACGCCGGTCAAAGTTGTGGCACCCGTGCCGCCGTTGGCAACGCCCAGAGTGCCGGTCAGGTCAGATGTAGGCACAGTGGCCGAAGCCGACATGGCCGATGTGCCGTTACCCTTGACGTAACCTGTGAGTGTCGTAGCGCCTGTACCGCCGTTGGCGACAACCAGTGTGCCAGCCAAAGTCACAGTGCCCGAAGATGTGATGGGGCCACCGAATGTGGTCAGGCCCGTAGTGCCGCCCGACACATCAACGCTGGTGACCGTACCCGCGCCCGGTGTGCTCCAAGTCGTATTGGTGCCATCGGTAGCCAGCACTTTGCCGTTGTTGCCCGACTGAGAGGGCAGCAGCGCATTCAGTGCAGCATTGGCCGTAGTTTGACCCGTGCCGCCGTTGGCGATAGGCAGTGTGCCTGTCACGCCAGTGGACAAAGGCAGGCCAGTCAAGTTGGTGGCCGTGCCAGACGAGGGTGTGCCCAACGCGCCGCCGTTGGTCAGATACGATCCGGCAGGTTGCTTGGCGTTGAACGTGGTCCAGTCGGTCGAAGTCAGGTAGCCGTTGGTCGAGCCGTTGGCTGCTGCCATGCTGATCGCAGGCGTTGTGCCGCCCGACGACACCACAGGGGCGGTGCCGGTAACGGCAGTGACTGCGGTTGAGCGCAGTTCGCTAACGGTGACTTTTCTGGTTTCGGCACCTTGGACAATCGGCAAAACTTCCGTGCCCGCCAATGGGGTTGTTGCCGATGGGAGCTGGGAAATTTTGATGTTTGCCATGATTAATCGTAGTAAACGGTTGCAGAGACAGTGCCACCAATCACGACATAAATGCCTTTGTTGGCGTACAAACCTTCAACGAAGTTGTGATTCGTGTTGGCCGTTGGCGTGAAGGTTGCCAAGACCACAGGGTCTGACGTGCTGGACGAATACGAATCATAAACCGTGATCGTTGGCGTGCTGGACGCAGAACTGACAAAGATGCCACGGAGTTTGCCAGCGTCCCGTTTGATCTGGGTGGTGGCGGTGATAGCGGTGTAGTTAGCCATGATGATCCTTATGCAAGAAAGCGGAGTTTGTAGAGCGTTGACAGGTACAGACCAACGATTTCATCAATGATGTTTTGAAGCGGAGTGTCGGTCTTGTCGCACACCTCGTACCTGCACTTTTCAATCTCGTTCATCGAATCGGTCAAAAATTCAACCACGTTGTTGGTCTTTTTGGCGCTCATCAGGCTGATGGGACCAATCAGACCGTGCCGACCTTGGTAAGCCTCGGCAAACTTGTCGGCCAACTCAACCACCTCGTCGTAGAACGATTGTAGGGCCGAGTGCTTGGAAAAGCTACGGGTGTTCAGATGCACGGAATGGGTCACATCCCGCGCCAGAAACAGCGTTCCTACAAAATCAGCGGCGTTCATTGTTGAATCCCCATTTCAGGCATTTCCCGAGGCTCTGGAGCACCAGCAACCAGGTCACCAGTGTCCAAAGCTGCGGCAATTGTACCCATCACGATGTCTTGAATCTGCTCGGGACTCATACTGGCCTGAACAGCAGAAATTCGCTGTGTTTCGGCGGCATATGCTTTGATTTCGGCCTCGTAATCCTTGCGTGCCAAGTCCTGCATCTCGATGGATTTGCCCACATTTTGGATCATTTGGTGCATTTGCTCCATTTCCTGACCCATCGCCTGAATCTGCATCTCTGCGGCCTGCAATTGCGGCGATTTGTCGTCGTCGGCCATGATTTTGGGGTCAATGGTCTTGGCAAAACGCTTGGACATCTCTTGGGCACCGGGCCAGTCCATGTTTTTGACGAACAAATCACCGGCAACTTGCCACAATTGAGGGTTGCCTTGCAGCAACTGGGCCATTGCCTCAAGCGCCTCTTGGCGTTTGGTGGCATAACCGGGGCCGGTGATGGCAACCACGTCATATTTGCCCACGCCGGGGTTGTAAATCTTCTCGATCACGATGCCTTCTTCGTTCACGATCTGATTGACGGGTTCTGGCTGGTCAGGATTGATCTTGACCATCTTCGTTTCGCCGTCTTCACCGATGATTCGGGCGATTCGCTGCGTGTCGTAGATTTTGGGGATCAAATCAACCAGTTGACGGGCCACATGGCGCACGCCACGGGACAAGTTGTCACCGTAGTGGTACGTGCCCACATCGCCTTCACGCTGGCGGGCCAAAATGGCCTTGCCAGAACGCTCGTTGGAACCCATGCCCAAAGATGCGTTGTACTGACCTGTGGTGGACTTGATGTCCTCAGACGCGCCCGCTTTGGCTTGCAGGAGGCCGCTGGAGGCCATTGGAGGTTGTGCCCGCTGGGGTAGTGGCAGGGCAGCACCTTGGCCGTCTGTAACGTCTGGATTGACCTCCAGATACGGCCAATTGTTGGTGTTGGCCGTTTTCCACTTTTCTTCGTAGCCTTCAAACTGACCGCCGTAACCAATGAACGGCGCTTTGGGGGCCAGAGCCAGCATTTCAGCTTCTTGGCTGACCCAGTAGTTGTACATGCGCTGGGCGTCTTTGGCGTTGCGCACCAAACCCGACACGTACAAACGGCCATCCACCTCGAATTCGTTGCCGACAATACGGATCACCGGAATCCACTTACCAGCCCATTCGCGTTCTTCAAGGATTTCGTAGCCGTTGATCTTGCAGTACTTGACCTTTGGACGGTCCGACTCACGGCTGCGCAGGGGCTTGCCGTAGATGATCTTCAGTTCCTTGTCCTCGGGCGTGCCTGCAAACGCAGTCATGTTGCCGGGGTACAGGTTGAGCGTGGCTTTGTCGTAGTCGATGTAGTAGTAATCCGCAATGCGGATTGTGTCCTCGTTCAGCCAGTTGCTGATCGACTGATCGCCCACACCCAGCGACTGGAGTGTCGAGATTGGCGTGGAGTTGGGGTACATGCGCTCGTACTCAGCGCGGGTCACGTCCTCGGTCACAAAGCACCACTTGGCGTCTGAGCCGGTGGGGTCTTGGATCAGGGGGTCCATGTAGACCGAGAAGCTGTTACGCACCCGGCCAATCTTAATGTCTTGGTCAAACGAGTTGTCGTCGCAGTACTCGGTCAGCAGCCGGATGTAGCCTTCGCCATAGGCCACTTGGTTTTCGCAGGCGGTGTCATAGGCCACGTCAGCATCGGAAATGTACTCGATGTGGCGAATCATGCCGTTGAAGATTTCGGCCACCTGCACATCGGCGTTGTCATCCACGGGGATGACTTTGGCACCTGGACGGTTTTGCCGCATGTCGTTGGTCACTTGACGAACGTGTTGCGGCAGTTTGTTGATGGTCAGGCAGGGGCGGGCGTTGATGGTCTGGCCTTGCACCGCACCACGGGTAGCCAGCACGTCGGCGGGCCACTGCCATTGGTTGTCGGGGGAGCCTGCGTAGAACCGCAAGTCATCTGTCTCGTCTTCCCGTGATTCGGAAAGCGCCGAAACCGCCAGGTCAAGGCGGGATCGGGCGAGTGCCAGAATATCTGACTCGCTTTTCTTGGGTTTGCCACCATTCGCTACTGCGGCGGCGGCAACCATGCCAGTTGGGTCAGCCATCAAAGACTCCTAAAACGTGAGGCTCACGCATGACCACGTAGTCCTTGCCATTGTGCGTGAATTCCTGCCCTACGTCAAAGTATAGCCTATCGCCTACTTTTATCGTTTTGCAGTCCGGCCCGGTGGCGGTTGCAACGCCGGTGCCCAGCTTCTCGCCAGGCGGCAGGACAAACAGTGCGTGCTTTTCAACGTCACGCTCGATGATGATGCAGTTTTGCAGTGCTTTCATTTCTTTTTCTTTTGTTCAGCTTCACGCTTGACAGAGTAGGCGATCGCCAGGGCTTGCTTGACTGGTTTGCCAGCAGCTACTTCGGCCTTGACGTTCTTGCGGAACGCCTCGGGTGATTTTGACTTGACCAATGGCATTACTTTCCCTTCTTGGCGGGTTTCGCCGTCTTGGCCGACTCTTTGAAGTCCTTGGCCGTGGGTGCACCGGCAGCGCCGGGTTTGCGCATCTTCTCGCCAGAGCCAGCGGCGATACGTTCGCGTTTGGCGTTGATGTTTGCGTAGAGTCCAGGTTTCGTTGCCATTTAGGCCCCCATCCATCCAGTTGAGACCATGCCGCGCTCTGACACGGTGCGCCGCTCGGGTCGATTGTATTCACCCCGGTTTGCGACCGGGTACGAGAATGTCAGCGCGATGGCGTCGGCAGCGTCAGGTGACGCTAGGCCACGGGCCTTCATATCTTTCTTTGACTCCAAGAAGATCGAGCCTTTGGAGTCCGGCTTCATCATAGGCGAGATCAGGTCGGTTTTCAAGAACCTGTCGTTGGGGATGCTGGCCGACTTGAGCCAGTCGCGCATGTCGCCCCATATCTGCGCCCGCATGTTGCCGTACATGGCCGGGTTGCGCGATTTCCAGCCGAAGTTCACGCCCTTGATCTTGTAGCGCTGTTCTTTGAGCCGGTCCACAATGCCCGCCCCCAGCCCGCCCTCGTCGATGAACACCATCGCAGGCTTGAACTCCTCGATTGCCTCGATCACGTGCCCGACCACCGTCATGGTGTCGTCGCCCCGGTGCCGGATGATCCGCACGATGTCCCGCCCTTGGCGCACGGCCAGCACGGTGGCGTCTGCCCCAAACCGCGCTGGGTCCACCCCGATCACGATCGGCGCTGATGGGTCTTTGTACTGTGGCCGCTTCATGGCGTCGTCCACCACCAGGCTGGAGATGAACTGGTCGTCGCCAGCGTTCGGGAACTCGCCGTACACCTCGACGTGCGCTTGACTGGAGTCAGCCCCGTATTCGTCAATGATCTGCTGGTAGACCTGCTTGTCGGTCCCCTCCACGGTGCGGGCGTCCACCACCTTGGTCTTCCAGAACTCCCGCTTGCTGTGGAAGGTTTCGTAGAAGTACCCGCTGTTGCGCCGTGGGTTGGAGAACGCCAGCCAGAAACGGTTGGGCGTGTTCTCCGTAAAGAAGCCTGCCGTCACCGCCCAGATGGCGTCGTCGATACCGCTGGCCTCGTCGAAGATCACCATCACGCCGTCGAAGTTGTGCACGCCCGCATAGGCGTCTGGGTTTTCCGCTGACCACAGCCGACCCTCGACGCCCCAGTAACGTGTGCCCTTCTTCAGGTCGCGCTCGACCAACTCGGTCAGCCACTTGGCTGGCATCAGCCTGGTGGCTGATACCTCGAACCAGTGGCTGTTCAGGGACATGGCCAGCCATTTGGTAATCTCGGCCCATGTGATCGACCTCAGCTGTGACTCTGAGTTAGCCGACACGATGGTTGTCGAGCCGATGCGGGTGGACAGCATCCAGATCACGATCCAGCTGACCAACGCCGACTTGCCGATACCGCGCCCTGATGAGACCGCGTGGCGTAAGGTGTTGAAGTCCACCTCGCCCTTGTTCGCCTTGATGTGGTCGCCGACCTGCTGGAGCACCTCGCGCTGCCATTTGCGTGGGCCACTGAAGTGTTCCAGCGGCGTGCCCTTGACGCCCCACGGAAATGTATACAGCACAAACGCCAGTGGGTTGTCCTTGTACTGTGGCGACCAGAGCCTGGCCATCAACTCCTGTTCGTCTTCAGCCGAATAGATGGTGGTTTGCATTAGGCGTTCTGTTTGTGTGGGGCCAGTCGGGCTTGCAGCACTGGTGTGGCAACTTGTTCTACCGCACGCACATCAGTGACGTCGATGACGTCCGCTGCGCGGCGCTCGGCCTCTGCCAGTGCACCAAGGATACTGATCTGTTGGTTGACGTCCACCGTGATGGCCTGCTTGGCTACCCAGCCGTGGACGTTCTGCAAGACCGCCAGCGCCGCCTTGGCGTCGCCCTGCTCGGCTGCCTTGTGCAGCTGCTTGGATGCCAGCAGCTCACCGTCGGCGCGGCCTTTTTGTTCGGCCAACTGCGCCGCTCTGTCCAACTCGCACAACTGCCGGTAAGCCGTGGGCACCATGCCAGCAGCTAACGCCAGGTTGTCGCCCTTCAAGCCGAGCTTGGCGGCGTCGTAGATGCGGTTAAGCACCGCCTCGGTGGCGCGCACTTCATTGATGACAAGTGGCAGTGAATGGAAACTCATAGTTGTATGGCCGCGTGGATGCGTGCGCGAATGGTAATTCATTTAGCGTGTAACAACAAGCCTTGCACCCGTTTTGTAAAAAATAAAAATTGTTGCTGAGCGCTACGCTACCGACTGGCCCATCGCTCGGCCCTACCCCCTCCCCCTCCAGCCCAAACCAGCCTGGCAGTTAGTGTGTGCACACTGACATTTTGTGGACAATGTGGACAGTCCACAATCAGTCGCACAACCCGTTTGCATGTACTGTATGTCCATGCAGTACTGTACGCATGTACACCACTGTATAAAAACATTTTGTGGGTGATTGTGAGTCATTGTTTTGAAGTTAGTAGCGGCTAACCTATGGCATAAGACGCGGGGAGTGGGCGCGGGGTTTGTGGGTGCTTGTGGGCAGTCTGAGCGCCGTTTTAAATTGGTGCGCCGCTTTAACTCGTACTGGTATCTATAACAATTGGTGTTTATGGTGATTTAGAAAACCATAACCCACAATAACCCACAGACAGCTCAAAGCCTTATTTCATGCGGCCTTGAGCGTGGGTCATTCATCGCCCACGCCGTCACCCCGCCGCACCCACGTTCACCCACAAACGCCCGTTACAAACTGTTACAAATTCTTTTTACGTGCAACGTTTGACAATGCAAGGAAATCTCTTACACTACATACATCAACAACCGCAACCCACGAAAGTACTGTAT